GGGGGGCCACACCGGGATGAGGATCGCCGCCCCCCTTTAGGGGGGGCGGCGACCTCACCCGGTGACCGCAGGCCCCAAAAACACTCATCACTACGCGCGCGCACGCGCGCGGGGGTGATGGAGGGGGGTACGGGGGGAGGAAGAGGGGGCCGGTCGGAAAATCCGGCCCGCATCGGCGTCCGGCGTGGAAGACACCCTGGAGGCGACGGAGGGGGCCGGTGTGGGTGACACCCCGGCACCCGTGACGCGCCGTGATCGCTCGTCCGGTAGCACCTAGGACGCTCTGGCAGGGTCTGTCTGGTACTCTGGGACCCCCAGGGCCTGAGAGGGCCTAGAAAATCAACACGTAGGAGCAATCATGAGATGGACCTGCCGGACCTGTGGCGACAAAATTGTCGGGATGAAGCTGGAGCACTGTCCGGGGTGCCACCTGACGTTCACCTGCACGGCTGCCGGGGACATGCACCGCGTCGGCAAGCACAGCGTCACCGGCGGCCCCGCTCGGCGTCGGTGCCTCACCCCCGATGAGATGCTCGACAAGGGCATGACCCGCAGCGCACGCGGGCGCTGGACCACCGGCGGGAACTGGGGCGGCCCCGACACGGCCGAGGATTGATCCCGAGGCTTCCCGGGAAGTGAACACTCCGAACTGTTCATTTGTTGGCGCCACACGTGGTGGTTGGGCATGATGGGTTCATGGAAGGCATTTACGAGGACGCCGCACGGGGCCACGAAGCACTGGAAGCCATCGCCGCCCGTATCCGGGACCCGGGGATCGTCCTCCCCGGGCTTGGGGTCCTGCCCCGCCCCCGTGGGGCCCGCGCCACCAAATACGGAGAGTGAATCATGACCAGAACATTCGGAAGCACTGATGACAGGCGTAGGGAGGTATACACATCCCCGTATGACCTGGCTGGACTGGCCAAGATCATCAGTAGCAATACTGATGACTATGACAGATGGGATGTTTATATCACCATCGGTTGTCCCGGAAGTTACATCTTCGGACCGTACAGAGTTGAAATAAATACATCGAATGGGCAGTGGCGTATCCAATCCGCAGAGACTGTTTATGATCTTCGTACTGGAAATAGCCACACTGAGGAGCTGGGGGAGTTGCTGGATTGCAGCACAGAATCAATTTGTGGAGTACTACGGAAAGCGGGTTATCGATGAATATCGATCAGGTCGAGGCTCTTGCCGAGCTGGTTGGCGAGCCGGAGCTTATCCCGTTCCTCGACAGGTGCGAAAAACATACTCTGGCGGAGGTGAATAGCCTGCTCCACAGCCTGGTCGCGGGTCTGGGGCATCCAGACCTGACCTACCGGGCTCGGCTTCGCGCCCACCTTATTAATGACATCTGGGACCAGGTGTACAGGTTCAACCGGGAGGCCTATATGAGATGGCTAATCCTAGACCGAATTGAACGCCAGGTCCGGTTCAAAGGTCTCCACGACCTCGACCAGGAGCTGTGGATTCTCGCGAATCTGTGGGACACGTCCGGGGAGGATTTGGACGTCGTGTGTGAAGCTCTCGAGGATTGTGATTGGGCATATTTGAGGGAGGGCTATCTCTCTCCTACTCCCTCCCCGGAAGCCGTAATGCAAACAGCGGGGCGTGCTATCTACTATGTCTCCAATGGTGACATGGCTGGAACTGTTTCGACTCATGAGGCCATCGAGTATTTTGGATGGGAAATTTGATGGCCATGGCAGAACCCATTGACATTTTTGAGGGCACCAACTCATAGGCCCCGATAATCCTGGTCTATTGCGGGGTCCTGTTCGACGCAGATGCCGTCGAGGTTTCCAACGGACGAGTTTACATTGAGTGATACTAATGAAGATTAAATACCCAGATGACATTATCAGAGACAGACGTCAGGCCATCGAGGTTGCTGGCAACCTTGAGATATACCGGGATGGGGATGAGTTCGTCCTGGAGCTTTTCAAGGACGAGCATTCGTCCTACAAGAAGCTCTCTGACGCACTCGACGAGGCCGCAACTCTGATCCTGGAAGGAAGTTCGGTGGACTTCGTGGAATTCTTCCAGTACGAAGGCGTGTGGCGTGCCGATATGTGCGCACTCCGTGCGGACCTTTACGCCAGGAGGAGACATGGATGACGTGGTCAAAGAGACGAGGGACAACCTCTGTAAGGTTGGGGAATTCGACCTCGCGGACCAGATCGATAATATCCCCCCCGCTGAGCGGATCGAGATGTTGGAGTACACGAGGTATCTCGTAGCAATCCACGGATCAGGAGAGATCCTCCACAAGAAGACTCACTCCGAGATAATATCGCACCTGTGGGCCCGAGTAGTTCCGTACGATGACGGATCATACCTACGTCTGAGGATTCTCGTCCGCGTTGAGCAGCTGGTCCGAGAGTGCTCGGATATCGCCGATATCGAGGCCGAGCTGATGATATTGGCTGCCGCTCATGGTGCATCTTTTGGACACGTTTTCGACCTGCACAGGCTTTCCCAGCTGGTCACCCTGGGCGACTTCGATGAACTGAGGCGGATTTTGCCATCCACTGACGTGGACACTCAGTCATATGTACAGGTGATGGGAAAGGCTCACCATCACCTCAAAATGAGGGGCACGGTAGGTATTGATCACGCCGAGGTCCTGAGGGGGGTCGAGCTTTAGCTGTATTGGAATTTACTGGACAGCTCTCCGGGTATGACCCCTCGTACCTGGAGAGCTGTCCAGTGGCGGCGGCCGCTTGGGGCGTGCCCGATACGCCGGGGCTTGGCAAGCCATGCCTGATCCTGATGCCGGTCAAGAGACTGCGCAATATGGAATGTTCATTTCTGGACACCGCACCCCGCACCGGATAATATATCTGACATGAGCTACTTCACCGCCGTCGCCCAGGGCCACGACCTCAAGCCCACCCAACGCCGCCGTCTGGGGAGGCTGTTCCAGGAGGCCGATACGTCCTGGATCGTCCTGACCGACCTGGGATACGAGGTCTCGGTCCTGGGGGAGATCCACACCATCAGCGCCTCTCTGGAGGACGCCACCTCCGAGCTGGAGATCCTCGGGAGTTTCCGTCAGGGACTACCGAAGTCCTTGGAGACGATGTACGTATCGGATGGCATGTGGGGCGTCGATATGGCCGACTTGGTCCGCCGCTCCCAAGTGGCACTCGAGGTATTCTGACAACCCGGCCGGAGGGTCATCTCCCGGCCATACCCTAGGAGAAGAACATGTCACTGATCTTTACACTCATCACCGTCGCAGCACTCACTTTCATTGCGCTCATCGTAGCCTTCCCGGCCACGCGCTCCCCCCTGTGGGACGCCATTTTCATCCACACCCTCCATGCTCTTGGTTTCATCATTGTGGTACTGGGCTTGATCGGAGCCCTTGGCCTGATTTCGGGGCTCCTGTGACCGCCGCGGAGGCCGCGGCGGTGCTCGGACTGGCCGGGGGCACTGTGCGGGAGTACTGCCGCGCGGTCGGACTGGAGAAGACTCGCGGTCGGTACGACATCGATCCTGAGACGGTCGAGGAGTGGAGGCACAACCCCCCAGCGGTGGCCGCTCTGAGGAGGGTAGCCACCGCTGCCAAGGAGAATGCCCTTGATGGGCCCCCCATCAAGGATCGTGTTACTGACGAGTTCCCAAACGTGCAGGAGGCCCGTAATGCCCGCAGGGCCCGGCTGCTGGCCGCGATCAGAGAAGCAGGTATCTGATGAGCTTCTATGTGTCTAAAACCAGGCCCTTCGCCCACCAACGTAGTGCCCTGAAAAAGCTACTCCATAACGGTTACGGTGGGGCCCTGTTGATGGAGCCTCGAACCGGAAAGACCAAGACCTGTATTGACTGGGCTGGAATTCTAAGGTCAATTCGGGATCTGGATGTCGTTGTGGTCTTCGCCCCCGCCCCTGTGCTCCCCGTATGGGGGCGGGAGCTGAAAATCCATTGCGGAGTGCCTTATGACGTGCTTGTGTGGGATGCCGGGGCACGTGCCAAAAAGACCGTCCCCACACCGGGGGATAAGCTCCTCTGGGTGCTCGCGAATTACGAAGCCCTTTCCGCTGGGGGGAGGGTCACAAAGTCTGGGAATGAGTCAGTAAAAGCCGGCCGGGGGTGGGTGAAAAACACCCTTCGGCGACTCTGCGAAAAGTATCATGTGGCAATCGTTTTGGACGAGAGTCACCGAATCAAATCATGCTCCAGTAAAGCAGCAACAGCCCTTTTTACGCTGGGGTCAAAGGCAGAATATCGGATGATTATGTCGGGTACTCCGGTCACCAAGCACAATAGACCTGATGACATTTATGCCCAGTGGAAGTTTTTGAACCCCCAGAGGTTTTTGGATGTCCCGACAAAAATGGATTTCATGAGGAGGTACTCCAACCTAACATCTGACAGATACGGTTACGCCAGGTTCAATGGTGTCCGTAACGAGCAGGAGTTGAGGGGACGGATGATGGAGGACTCCTACACCGTCACCCGAGAAGAGTGCTATGACCTTCCGGATACCACCTACGAGAGTATCCCTGTGGTCCTGTCACCCGAGTCCCGGGGGGTCTACGACTCGATCAGGTCCTCCGGTGTGTGGCAGGAGACCACCGCCACACATGTACTGTCCCGGCTCACCGAGTTGACAAAAATCACTGGGGGCCACACGGGGGAGGACTGGACCCCCATTGGGTCGGAGAAGCTGAGTGTTCTGAGTGGCATCATTGAGGACCATCGCGACGTGGGCACGCCCCTGGTTGTGGCCGCCCGTTATCGGGCCGAAATAGCTCGTATCCAAGAACTCTGTCAATCCCTGAAGGTCGCTTGCATGACGATTCAGGGGGGGTCTGACACGGCGGCCGAGCTGGGGAGCTGGAAGGCCTCTGAAGGTTGTCGGGTGATGATCCTGCAGCCGCGGTCAGGGTCACTCGGGATCGATTTGAGGGAGGCGGATCACCTGGTCTGGTACTCCCTCGTGTATCAGTGGACGGACTACTCCCAGACGTGTGACCGTATTGCCCTCTGTGAGCGTCCAACGACCATCACGCATCTACTGGCGCAGGACTCGGTTGACTGGGACATTGCCCGTATCCTCCAGGAGGATGGCGATGTGGTGGAGGCTATTATGAGAGGTAAGAATGTCTGAGAGGCAATATCTGAGTGCACTCAAGCTGGTTAAGGACGCCGGGACACGGGTAGCGGACCGCACCGGGGTTGGTACCATTTGGTACCACGGGCTGAGCATGAAGTTCTGGCTGTCCAACTGGAAAGTGCCGCTGCTGCAGACCAAGAAAATCGACTGGCGCGTGCCGCTGGACGAACTCCTGTGGTTCATCCGCGGGGAGCACAATACCAATACCCTGAACTCCAGTATCTGGGACGAATGGGCTGACTCTGATGGGGACCTTGGGCCTATTTACGGTGTTCAGTGGCGTGGAATGGGCGCCTGCCAGACGGACCAGCTGGCCAAAGCTATTGATGGTCTAAAAACTGACCCATATGCCCGTCGGCATGTGGTTTCGGCGTGGATTCCGGACGACATTGACGGTATGGCTCTGCCCCCGTGCCATACCATGTTTCAATTCAATATGGACGCGGATCGGAACCTCTACTGCTCTCTTTATATGCGCAGCGGCGACATGTTCCTGGGGGTTCCATTCAATATTTTTGAGTATGGCGTTTTGACGCATATGGTTGCCAAACTCGTGGGGGCAAAAGCCAGAGAATTGAGCGTTTATATATCGAATGCTCATATTTATATCAATCATGTTGATCAAGTTAATCAACAGTTGAGAAGGAGTTGTAGGAATCCGTTACCGTCCCTCATCATCTCGGGTGACCATAAGTCAATTGATGACTTCAAAATAGAGGACTTCGATATCAGAGGGTATCACCCGCTCCCCCGGATCAAGGCCCCTGTGGCTGTTTAGGAGACATTATGAGAAGGATTTTTGACCGTCAGAGGTACCTCATGGAAGAGGTATACAAGTTCAGCCCCCAGGCGATGGTCGACAATTACCGTATTACCTCGTTGGCTATTGTCGACGAGATTATGGAGGCGCTCCACAACGTACCTTGGAAACCGTGGTCCAAGCGGACCTCGTGGGCCTGGGAGAAGCTCCAGGAGGAGCTTGTAGACGTGTTTACGTTCCTCGTCCAGCTGTGCATCCTGGCTGGTGTGGGTCCGGAGGATCTGGAGTCTGGGTATTTCAGGAAATCAAAAATCAACGAGGGCCGGCAGGCATCCGGTACATATGGGGCGGATGATCCGACACCCGAATTGACACGTAATCAGCTGAGTACCTTGTACGAGTATGCCGAGCTGGGTGAATGTACAACGGATAAAGTAGGATGTCTCATTCTGTCCCCCGCGGGGGTTGAGGTCTATGGCTACAACAAAGCCCTCGATGGCGTACCATGCGCCCACAAGCCCTCAGACGGGTGCCCAGGTCGGACGATCCACGCGGAGATAGCTGCCCTCGCCGAGTCGGTCAGGGCGGGCATCCCTGCGGCCGGAGGGTGCGCCTTCGTCACTTCTGATCCGTGCCTGAGATGCCTTGAGACCCTACGGGCTGCCGGGATTACGGGGGTGTGGAGGGTATGAGCACGATCATCATCGAGGGCCCGGATGGTGCCGGTAAAACCCGACTGGTGGAAGCACTACTGGACAGGTACCCGGAATACCGGGCTGCTCCTCGTGCGTGCACGTCTATTGATGGCCCCCTGAGTGGGCGGGACCTGGTGTACTGGATAAACAGGTTTGGCATGCTGGATGGCAACATATATGACAGGCACCCCGCCATCTCCGGCCCGGTGTACGACGCGGTGCTCTCCCGCCGGGTGGAACTGTGGGTACAGCCGTGGATACAGGGGATCTTCCATGAGATCCATGAGAGCGCCCGGGTAATCTATTGCCGTCCTCCTCGGCGGGCGATTGTGGAGGCGGTCAATGGGGCCCCCCAGATGGACGGGGTAAACCGCATGATCCACCGGCTGGTCGACACCTACGATGCCATCATGGCCAACATGATCCAGCATGAGCGATACGATTGGACCCGGGATGACCTGCCCAGTCTGTGACGGACGCTACGGGGATAACGGTCAGCCGCAGACGATTCCCGACGACCTGCCTGATATCGTCCTGGTCACTGATGTGGCCCGGGATCCCGGATGGGTGCGGCGCGTGTGGGAGCTGCCAGAGACACCCGTCATCGTACCGTCCCTCGGGGTCGGGACGTGGGGTCACCCCACAGCAGAGCACGCCCACGCATGCGGGCGACATCGGCTGATCCCTGCCCTGGAGGGGCGGCGTGCGGTGGCTGTCGGGCCTGTGTCCATGGCTGCCCTGCTCGGCCCCGGCAGGAACCCTGTGGGGCGCTGGGTGGGGTCTGTGATGCCAGTCCCCGCCCTGCCGGGTCCGGGCACCCCGAGGAGGGGACGTCTGTCCGCAGCATACATGGCCCGGGCGGGCCTCTACCCACGGGAGCTGAACACTCGGTACAATGGCATGGTGACTTTGCAGGAGCTGCCGAGCCTGAGGGCTGAGATTCGTCGGGCTACCGGTCTGGCATGGGACCTGGAGACTGCCGGGCTCGACCCTCGCGCGGAAGGCGCCCATATTCGCTGCGTGTCGGTCACCACATGGGGCGACGAGGGTATCTATGGCACATGGACGGCCACAGGGGAGGCCATCCCCGAGCTTCTCCGCATGCGGGACTGGCCATCAGTCGTGGCCGCCCACAACGGGAAATATGACCAGCTGTGGTCTCATGAGCAGTACGGGATCGTCCCCCCAGTGACATGGGACACCATGCTTGCGGAGCACCTGATCGACTCGGAGGGGCCCAAGGGGCTCAAAATCTTGGGGGCCAAGTACCTCCATGTGCCAGACTGGTCAATTGACCTGAGGGACCCCGAGACGATCCCTTTGGGGGTGCTCGCGGAATATGCCGCCACGGATACCGCGGTGACGGCTGAAATATGCCGCCGCCAGCAGCCTCATGAGCGCCTTCTGAAAGATTTGTTGATGCCCGCCAGCTCTGCCCTGCTTGGGGCAGAAATTGAGGGTGTGGGCCTAGATCTGGGGGGGGCTCGGGAGCTCCGCACCGAGCTGGTACGACAAGCCCGCGGCTTGACCGAGCGCATATCTGTGCATGGCCCGGCAGACACGCCCGGGCAGGTCGGAAAGCTGCTGTATGAGATTCTCGGGCTGCCAGTGCTGGAGCGCACCGGCACCGGGCGCCCCCGTGTGGCCGGCGCAGTCCTGAGGCGCCTCGACCACCCCGTGGCGGATATGATCGCTGACCGAGCCAAAGTCCAGAAGGGCATCTCGGCGTTTCTCACCCCGTGGATTGAGTCCGTCGACCCGCGACAACCCCGCCTGTACAGTACTTTCCGTATTGCCGGAACAGCCACGGGGAGGCTTTCCAGCGGAGGTGCAGAGGGGGCCTCTGGGATCAATCTCCAGCAGATCCCGCGGGATCCTAGATACAAGCGGTTGATTCAGGCCAGGCCGGGATACACCCTTGCCGAGTTGGATTATTCTCAGATCGAGCTCCGGGTGGCCGCGCACCTCTCCGGGGATCCCAGGATGCTGGATATCTACCGGACAGGCGGCGATATCCACACCACAACTGCCAAGGCGGTGACGGGGAAGCAACTTGTTGACAAATCGGACCGTACCAAGGCGAAAGCCGTTAACTTCGGTTTCCTGTACGGTATGGGGGCCGCGTCTTTTCGGGATTACGCTCGGGACAGCTACGGTGTGGAGCTGACAGAAGAAGAGGCCGCCGATTACCGGAAGCGCTTTTTTGAGCTTTATGCGGGCCTCCCGGAGTGGCACCGGAGGACGAAAGAAGAGGCCGCTCGTAACAGGTGTGTGGAGACCCTATTCGGTAGGGTCAGGTATCTGGATGGGATTGAGTATTGGTCTGGGTCGAGCGGGGGCGCGGCGCTCAGGCAGGCGGTGAACACCTCGGTCCAGAGTGTGGCCTCCGACATGATGATTCTCGCCCTTGGCCTGATAGACCGCCTCATCGTCAATAGTGACGAATATGACGCCAAAATTATCGCCACAGTTCACGATAGTGTTCTTTTGGAGGTAAAAGAAGAGGGCGCGGAAGACGTTGCAAGAAAGGTAAAGTACATAATGGAGCATTTGCCGCTGAAACACTTTGGGGTCACAATGGATGTACCTATCGAAGCCGGCCTCGCCATGGGTGACCGGTGGGGGGAGATGGAAGAGATTTGATCACCCGAGAACCCGGCTTTCTGCCGGTAAATGAAGATGGCATTCCAGTAATCACGCAGTCACTAGTCAATTCCTGGATGGATTGCCCTGCCAATGTGTACTACCGATACATCCGAGGCCTTTCCCCAAAGAGCCCTCAGGAGCACATTATCCGCGGTGTGTGGATTCACGAGTGTCTTGAGGAATACTACAAAACTGGGCACTGGCGCGAGAAAAATGCTGAGTGGGCCCGTCGGTACCCGTCACAAAGGCTGGCTAAGGAGATAGATCGTACACTTACCGGATACGCATTTTTCTACGGGGCCGATGAGATGGAGGTTCTGGCTACTGAGCTCCCACTGGAGGCTGACCTGCCATGTGGCTACAAATTTTACGGGAAGCTAGATGCGATTGCTCGTATGCCTGATGGCAGGCGTCTTATCGTGGACCATAAAACCACAAAACGAATTAAGCCCATGGAGCAGCAGATTGTTCAGATTCAAGCCCCTATGTATATGTGGCTCTGTGAACAGAACAGCCTGGAGGTTGATGGTTTTATGTGGAATTATCTGGTTACTCCTGGTCCGCAGCCCCTGAAATTCGTCGGGAATGGCGCACGTCTGGCAGCTCGTCAGCCACAAACTGATTACCCCACAGCACTCGAGTCAGTTACTCGGGCCCGCGAGGTTTACGGGAGCAATTTTACGCCCAACCCTCGGCACGCCGATGAGGTCAAAGCTATGCTTGACTATCACCGAGGGGTCCATATCGGCGGGGAGCATGCTGAGGCCGGCCAACTGTACAAACGAAGGTCGGTCCCCAAATCGGACCAGTGGGTCAATAGTGTCGTCCAGCGGGTTGACAGGGCCGCGCAGGACATGTGGGCGCAAGATTGGTCCGACGAGGGTATTATCCCGGTGTCCCCCAACGCCTACTGGAGCCCGACAGCCGATTATCTGGACCTAGTAACAGCATATATGATGACAGGAAGCTCGGATATGGTGGCTGCACAGCGGTATACACAATCCGACCCCATGGAAAGGTATAAGTAATTGAGTAGGATCATCAAAGCTGGAACGGCAAATCCCCGTCCCCCCCGCTATCTGATTTACGGGCGGTCAAAACAGGGTAAGACGACCTTCGCGTGTACCGCCCCGAATGTTCTGGTGCTGGACCCAGAGTCGGGCACTCGTGAGGGTGTGACGTCTGTTGACGTTTACCCCATCGAACAGTGGCGGGACTGCGATGAGGCCTTGAAATTCTTGAGGAGCTCGGATCACGGCTATGATTGGATCGCCGTTGACGGATTGTCCCGAATCAACCAAATGGCACTCAAGCACGTCATGAGATTGGGCGAAGAAGCAGACCTTTCCCGAGTACCCGGGATGGTTCAGCTTCGCGACTACGGCCGTGCCGGCGAGCTGATGAAAGGTCTTTTGATGTCGCTTCACACCCTGCCCCGTGTGGGCATCGTGTACACGGCTCAGGATCGAATGGAGACCCCTGACCTCAGTGATGACGACGTCCTTGATGAGGACGCCCAAATTCCTGGGGCACGCTACGTCCCGGACCTGCCCAAATCTGTGCGGGCTGCGGCCACAGCGCTTGTGGATTGTATTGGCCGGGTTTACTCTGTAACTGTGACCGGGACTCATCCCAAAACCGGCAAGGAGATTACCCAGCGGCAGCACAGGCTGTGGATTGGTCAAACCGAGCAGTACGACACCGGCTATCGATCCGCCCATAAAGGCATTCCTGACTATCTTCGTAAACCATCAGTGGCTCGCTTGCAAGAGCTGCTGGAAACCGGTAAAACCAACTAACAAAGGGGCAAACAATGACCAAGATCACTCTCGATTTCTCAAGTGTCTCGGAGGGTTCTACCTTCTCCCCCAGGCGTCTTCCCGAGGGCTCTTACCTCGCCACGGTGGCGAAGGTGGAGTCGAAAAACTCTAAGGCTGGTAACCCGATGCTGGTCTACACCTTCATTCCAGTGGAGCACCCAACGGCCGTTTACCCATACTATGTGCTGCTGGACGAAAAGCAGCTGTGGAAATTCCGCGCGCTGCTTCTGGCTGCTGGGAAGGATGTCCCGAGACGGAAGGTCACGGTCGATCCGGAATCGATCGTGGGTAGGAAGATCATGATCGATCTCGAAGATAGCGAGTGGGAGGGGCGTGAAAAAAGCGTAGTCGCCGGAGTGTTCAAGCCCGCCCCCGAGGAAACCTCGGCCCCTGAAGAGGGTGAGATCGAATTCGACGTGGACGAAATCTGACTGATACCCATCTAGGGCGGGGGCTCCGGCCCCCGCCCCTCTATAGGAGCATAATGCAGCCCGAGTACCGAATTGTACAAAATATCAAGAAGCTTATCCGGTCCCGCGGGGGCTGGTGTGTGAAAATCCACGGAGGGCCTTATCAGGACGCGGGAACCCCAGATATTCTTGCATGCTATAAAGGGAAGTTCATAGCCATCGAGGTAAAAACCTCCCGAGGAGTAGCCCGGCCCGAGCAAAAAATCATGCAGCGAGCAATCACCGGGTCCGGTGGATACGCCCTCATCACGCATCTCATAGGAGAAGTCGCAGATGTCCTCGATGCCATCGACAAGCTTTAACACACTCACTAGAATCTGGGGGGAGTCAGAGGGGTATGTCTGGACCCCGTGGATCGATGCTGGATCCTGGAGCGGCCCGAAGGGTCCTCGATATCATGAGGGGCGGGCTTGGCGGTGGCCTGAGCAGGCTGATGATATCCGGGACCATATAGAGGCCCACGCGGATGATGACCAGTACTTTACCCCCGGGGTCTTTTCCGCCCCGCGCCGTGTCACTCAGCACGCCATCCCGGTGCCACGGCTGTGGGCGGACCTCGACCCAGTGGACCCCAGCCGAGCCGATGGCCTGACACCTACTATCGCGTGGGAGACATCCCCCGGCCGTTACCAGTGTGTGTGGGAGATGCCCTACCCGCGTGAGGGGGCCACAGCGCATGGTGGCCCCAATCACCGCTTGACACACTATCTCGGGGCCGACCCATCCGGCTGGGATGCTACACAGCTGCTGAGGATCCCCGGCTCAGCCCACAGCAAGCACGGGCCCCAGCGGGGGCGACTGCTGTGGTCCGACGGGCCGCGTCTGCACTGGCGTCAGACCACCCAGCTGCCGGAGGTGCCTACTCGGGAGGACGACACGGCGATGGCCGCCCTGTCTGAGGAAGCCATCCGGAGTCTGGACCGGGCCGCTGTATGGGCCCGTGCGCGTCCGCTCGTGTCCACGCGCACACGCGAGCTGATGGCTCTCCGAGATGCCTCGGGGCTGGACCGGTCGGAGGCTCTCTGGTCCGTGGAGCGTGACCTCGCGGACGCCGGCTGTTCCGCACTCGAGATTGTAGCAGTGGTCATGGGCACTGTCCTGGATAAGTATGTAGGCCGCGGAGATCACCTGCGGCGTCTGTCTATAGAGGCTTCCCGTGCCGTGGCTGAGAGGCCCACAGAGGCACTGGAGGGTGGGGCCCTGCCTGAGGGTGCCCCCATGTGGGCGTCTGATCTGGCATCGGTGCATATCCCCCGTCCCCGGTGGCTGATCGAGGGTATCTGGACCCGCGGCGGGTGTGGCTTCATTTCAGGCGCCCCGAAGAGCTACAAGTCCTGGCTAGCCCTGGATTTGGCGGTAGCGGTAGCCACAGGTGCACCCATGCTGGGGATGCATCGTGTGGCTGCCCCTGGGCCGGTACTGTATCTACAGGAGGAGGACTCTCTTGCGACCACGGTGGACCGTCTGGACCAGATCGTCGAGGGTCGTGCCCCGAGTCACCACTGGGGAGGATCGCTTGATGGCCTGACCTGGGTTCCTCCCAGACCGCTGCCCATCGATATACAGGCCCACACGGGGGTAGTGCTGTCGGATCCCCGGTGGCATGCGTGGCTCGGAGAGCGAGTCCGGACCTATGGCTACCACGCCGTGATCATCGACACTCTCACCACCACGGTCGGGGATGTCGACCTGGACAGGGCAGTGGACCTCCAAACTCGGGTCCTCAGGCCGCTCCGTGAACTGGCGCAGACATGCGACTGCGCCGTGATCATCGTGCACCACAGCCGGAAAAACCCCCAGAGCGGTAGGCGCGGGTCCAACATGCTCGGGTCTGTGGCCCTACATGGATGGGTGGACTGCGCGCTGTATCTGGAGCGGGACGAGGAGTCCGGGGTCATCACTGTCTCCCCGGAGGGTAAGCATGACCCCGCGGAGGGGTGGTCCATGCGCTTGCCCCGCATGTATCGGGACTGGGCCACGGGTGGCCGGCAGGTGTGGGCCCCGGAGGCGGTAGAGCCGCAGGCTCCCGCTCCTACACAGAGAGTCGCTGGCAGCAGGGTCACGGATACCATCCGGAGTATGGGGAGAGCAGCCACAGCAGGGCAGCTGAAGACGGTTGTGGGTCGCAGTTGGCGGCGTCAGGTGGAAGCTGCCATCGCCAACGGGATGCTGGAGGAGACCAGCCCCGGCGTGTTTTCCCTAGTCAACTCAAGATGAGCAACTAGAAATGTTCATTTGTGGGTACCTGAGATATCGAATAGTATAATTGCTCCCATGAACATTCCAGCGGAGATTGCCCCGGACAACCCGAACCACAGGGCACGTGTAGACGCCTGCCGTGAGCATTGCTTCATCTCGGCGGATATCACATCCCCTGTCCTCTGCGGGAACTCGTGGTCTCCCCATATCCGGGAAGAGGCTTATGCCATTGCCTCGGCACTATGGCGGGTGGACGAAAATGGTCGGGTACCTGTGTCGTATGAGACCCACGCGGACATGTTTTGGGTGGTTCAGAGCTACTACCGCACCCTGTGGGAGACTCTGGAGAGGGCCCCCAGGGTTTCCGAGGCCCCCCGCGAGGACCAGCTGGATGCTCTGACCGGGGCCTACCTCGCTGAGATATGGGTCCGGGCCGGGGGAGCCCGGGTGCTGACCGTGTGAGAGGCAGGCCTACTCAAAATGGACAATCCAGACTGCCCATTTATTGGCATCCGGAGAAAGAGAGCGTAATGTGAGGAACATGGAAAACATAAAAGAACCCGCGGGGTTGATCGGCTACTACGGAGAAGCCTGCTATGGGTCGGAATCACCAGAGTACATTGTCCAGCAGTGGGACGATACGTTTCCCGGAATTGAGCTGAGCAAACTCCAAAAATGTATCGACGAGGGTTTCTGGCGCCCCGAGGCTGCCCGGGAGAGGTCGCTGACCTTGTTGGAGGGTACTGATCGTGTTTGAGAACGCATCAACCTATACTTGGTGGGACATCGAGGACCGCATCGATCCCTTGGCGGTTCAGGCCGTAGATCGTTGGGAGTCCCTCGGTCTGCCCAAGGATTCCACAGAGAACCCAGTGGCACTCCAGGTATGGGTAACTCCTGAGGGGGGAGTTGCGTACGCAATCGCTCTGCTCTATGGCGACACTGAGGTGTACACCGCCGAGGGGTACATCAAAATCTCCGGGGTCTCCCGCAGGGTGGCCCTGGCCGCTGCAGAGAGCACTATCATCGAAAGCGCGGAGGACCTTGTCGATCGGAGTATCGCGAGCGACCTGGCGAGAGGGCTGTGGGCATGGCTATGGCTGAACTGGAAGTAGGCACATCACTGGGTCAAAACCCATTCAAGATTCAGGACACCTTCACGTGGGGAGATTTGTCCCTCGGGCATAGCCCAGCCGCAGAGCAAGCCCGGCAAGGCTGGTGGATAAACGGTATCTCAGCAGGGCCGGAAGCCCATTTTTTCGAGGTTCGTATGAATGCGTTCGAGGAACGGGAAAGTCTCACCCTAGTTATTTCTGTCATGTTGCTGCCATACGGCTATCTCGTATACTCAGATACCTCTAGCCTACGCGCGGCGAGAGAATCAGACCTGGCAGCTCTGGCTGTGGCGTACCTCGAGGGTTTGCTTGGTATGCCTCTGGCGGAGAGGATCATACGCCGGTATGGTGGGAGAATTCTAGAGTGGCTCGAGTCCGTGGCCGCTATATACAGTCAGGAGAACCTTGAATGAAACTCACTAAGAAACAAAAGGAGTTCCTCGAAAACCTGAGGGCCCTAAATACTAAAGAGGAATCCCCTAACGTTCTGCAGGTGGCGTCCGCCACCGAGGGCGGCCTGTCGTGGGGGCAAGCCCTGTATAGATACAGGATCTGTGACCAACTCATCTCTATGGGATTGGTACGTAACAGCAGCTCCGGACGGGTGCGTGAGCTGCATATCACTGAGGAGGGGCTCCAAGCCCTTGAGGAGGAACGATGAAGAGTGTACTGGCTGCGGTGTCCGTCATCGTGGGTTTTCTGATCAGCGTCTATGTGTCACTGGTAGGCAGGGACCTGCTCCTGTGGCTGTCGCTGGTGCTGATTTTCGTGGTACCTATGGCGCTGGCCTCGTGGGACTCTAAATGAACCCCCGTAGGAGAAACGTTCAACAATGGCTCGCCGAGACAGATTTCTGGTGGGTCATCCCCACCATACTCGCGCTAGCTACCGTAGTGCTCACGGTCATGGACGCTGTGTACCCGGGTACATCCCACTATCACATGTGGGCGCTCGGGTGTGTCGCGGCCATGCTGATGATCGCCGTATCTAGGGGGTCACGCTTGTAGCAACGCAGTGGCCCAGCAAATGAGCAGTTTAAACTGCTCATTATTTTACGCGGCTCAGGTGGTCTAGTAATATATACATTGTCAGCAAGACAAAGAAAGGAAACAGAAATGACCACCCTCGCTACCATCGCCGCCGAGTACAACATGCAGCCCTACGAACTGGCCGCCTTCCTCGACCTCGGGCGGGGCGTCGACTACGAAGCAGAGCTCGACGGGGAGGACGCAGAGAACATCATCGAAATCCTCGAATACGACCGGAAGCACAACCACTGACAAGTAAAAACCCCCGGCTGAACAGCCGGGGGTTTTTACTACCACCCCAGAAAAACGGGAATATTGACAATCACTCTGCCACCTTCCTTGTCCATGGAGTGGCACCACACCTCCATAGCCTGGCCGTTCTCCGAGGCCCCAATATACATAGCCCCGCCATTCGGGGTAGTAATCTCCGACAGAGTCCTGTTGTGCCACTCTCCGGCAGGGAAACTCACTAGCTTCTGCGGCCACTCCGTGGCCACATCCGAGTCAAGGCGGAGATCCAGATGTGCATTACCGGCGCCACAGGCAGAGGTGAGCGTGATCCTTCCTTCCGGGTTGTGGTCCCCAGCCCCGGATTTCACTCCTGGCTCGAACCGGCCGACCACAGACACCGATGGACCAGGAGCCTCTGGCACAGTGAGGTGCGGAACCAGGGTCCGCTCCTCATCACGAAGCTCGAAATGATAGTCCCTACCGCGTTTGATATCAGCCGGGCCGATCTGTGGGATCGGGAGCAGATATGAAACCTCCTGACCCCCAGCCTCACGCACAACCAGCCGATCACCGTCCACACGGACCCCGACCACACCGGACTGATGAGGTGTCGGTGGCGCCGGGGGATCACTACCCTCCTGCCACGACAGCAGGCCTATATCGTATGAGTACCCCTCCTCCAGTCTGAGCGGCTCATATGTCCTCTGTGACACCCCGGTCGACAGCCGGAGAACCCACTCCACACCCACAGCCAGCTCTACGGCCCCTATGTCTCCGCCCGCCGGCACCTTCCTGACGACAGTTGATACCTCGACTGTGCCACCAGGGGTCTGTGCCAGCCGGGATTGTGGGGTAGCCGTTAACCAACCTCCGCTCGGGAGTTTGCCTATAACCTTACCCGTGTGCATCAAATCTCTCTCCCAACAGGTCCTGAGTAATAGAGGGGCGGTTTGGGTTCCCAAACCGCTCCCCTTCACTTACCTATTACAGATTCCACAGACCCGATTGAGGTACAGATTGAGGCCAGAGCTGCCGCCCCAACCACAGACAACGTTGACCTCCAATCAATGGCAAGCAGCCCGGCCTGCGCCACACCGACCACAGCAACTAGTGACTGCGCGGCGGTTTTGACTGCTCGCTCCAGAGAATTCAGCCAGAATACCTTTGTCCACATAGTTCATTCTCCCTTCTCCAGCTCGGACACCCTGTCCGAGATGTCTCCAAGCCTCTCTGCCACATGGTGCCCATCTATTGTGGCCCGGCGGCTAGCCTCCAGTATCAACTCACGCTGCTGGTGCAGCTCCTTGTCCTGCCGCATGGTAGCTACCGTCAAATCCTCAACTGCTATGGCCAGAACGTCTAGCTTGAAGACTGCTTTGTCCACCGCGTCACGGAGGGACCCCCCAGAATTGGGGCGCTGTTCATGCAGAATAGCACTAGTATCTCGTGCTGTTTTTGCACTTTCATGCCGCATGTCTGATATTTCCCCCCGTACCCGGATTCCTGTATACCATGCTGTGATGATAGCCCCCAGGCCGGCCAGCACCGGCCCGAGGTCCCGCCACCACGGCAGCCATATCTCAGGAGGCATGGTCCTGAGCTGCCAGCAGCTTTTCCAGAGCCGCGTCGATACGGTCCATACGAGCCTCCAGCCTCAAGACACCGCTCTTGGCGTCTGCGACCTCTTGCCTCAGAGAGACAGGGCCCTCCCGCATGACATCAGCTGTCTGAGCAACAGCCTTCCCCAGCCGTGCACCTGCGTTGTCCGGGGAGTCTCCGAAAGTTGCAGCCCACACATGCCGGGCTGCCAGATCCGCAATATACGCAGCCTCATCGGCCGGCGGATTAGCCGCCCTACCCAGCAGATCCGAAGCTTTTCGACCCCCGCCAAAGCCCGCCGCCCACACCGCGGACGCGATCTTATCAATGTCCTCTGGCGTCACCATTTCAACCTCGCTTTCCGCAACTCCCCCAGTAGAGGAGCCACCGCTGTTCTTATATAGCCACGTACCGGTATCGGCCGCGGCACGTTCTACGTCCTCCCACGGGGATCGCCCAGACGTACGATTCAGCAGAGACACATGCATATGATGCTCGTGCCCGCTACTAGGGCGCCACTCCCACCCATATGTGCGTGAGCAAATACGGCCATGATATATGACATAGTGGACACGAGGGTCACCAATGCAGGCGCCCAAGACCCTCTGAATATCAATACCTCGTTCAGTGATGTCCGCAGCCCTGACGACCCCCCTGGAATCCGGGTTGTGTTCGCTAATCCCGCGTTGATGCGCCGCATCGCCCACTGTGCCGTCAGAGCTACGATCTCGACTGGGCCAAATGGCATCAACCTCCGCAATCAACGTTCTCAGCGCAGGTGCTAGGGTCCATCCCATGCTCCCTCCTTTCTTCTCCAACTTCGGTGTGGCACCGACTGCACCACACGTCCCTACCACACATATACATGTGTGCGCCGACCGCCCCGCACGAGGGGCAGTCGGCCACAAAGATACAAGTATTAAGCATAGCTCATCACCTCATCCACAGGACTACAGCACTGACGGCAGCATATCCACCGGTAAGAGCCCCACCAGACGCCAAATAGGCATCGGTGGAAACCGTGAAATACTGGCCCAAACTAGACAAATAAAACGGCCACATAATCGCGGCCGGAATATCAGCCGAGCCCATCATAGACATCATCTGCGGGCTATAGTTCGAACCGCACTGCAGCCGGCCGTAGCACCATCCGGCGGCCTGGTTGGCATCATACCGTGGCGCGATAGTTCCACCCACCATCACCACTGCCCGAGTGGCCCACGGGGCACATGGCACAGTCGCCACAGATGCAGCGCTCCAGCTGGACGACGGCTGCCACGAATTATTGGACGCCTGATAGGACTGTGCGTTGATCTGCTCACGAAGTGCATCCGGGCCGATAAGGCCCTTCCCGATCTCTAGCGTGCCATCAAAAATTGCTGAGCCAGACACGTGCAGAGTACCGCGGGTCATTTTGATGTCGCCAGATCCGATAGTAGCTGCGAACTCAGCCATCCGGGACTCAAGCATATCGACACGGTCAACCAATGCCCGCAAACCAGCATCATCAGCAGGACGATCAATAGCTCTAGGATCAATACCCACTGGTAACCCCCTGCAAAATCGGCTTTATCTTCAATATCTGCCCAGACACCGGATCCGGATCCGCCACCCAACCCAGCAATCGTGCCCTCAGATTAGTATTCACCTCAGGTAGATTCGAATTCCTCAGCTCTACGTCTATGGTATCACCGATTTCGAAATCCCTTGTCGGGATGCAATCTTCTAGCAGGACCTCTACAGCATATGAGTTCGTGCCGTCTTTCTGCGTGTCCATTGCAGCATCGACATACCCTCGAATAATGTCAGGGTTTTTCGACCCGGTATCAGGGCTCCACCGCCGCTCCACACGGAGAAAGCCTGCACCAAGATAGGTCTCAGCCTGTATCGTGTACATGTACCGCTCATCACCCTCACGAGTGGCTGTACCGGTAAAAATGGTCGCGCCCTTCCCGTCGGTGTAATCCTCAGTGCGAGTCCACTCACCACGGGCGAGCACACCACGCACAGAAGAAGACCCAAGACGATCCGACACCAGAGCAGCAAACTCCAGATTCCCACGCTCACCAATGGACCAGCGAGTTGTAAACTCGCATCCGGCACGAGATGACATAAGATTTTGCAGACCGACCAGGCAGGTCATATCCTGATCACTCGTATATGTCCTATCACCCGTACGACCCGGATCCTCCTCCACATGGCCAGAAAACTCTTGTGCCAGACGATTAAGGCCAATTTTCCGGGCAATGGTCGTATACGGCAGATCTCGGTACTCCCCAGCCTCGATGTAGTTTCGTGCCAGCCACCCCTCAGCAGGCTGAAGGCCCAGCTCGATAGTGTCCCCAGACCCGAAAATACGCTTCTCAACCCAGCCAGCCCACACCACATAGTATGCCCCACGAGCCTCCACCACCCCGGCCAGAATCGCCCGCAGCGGTTGCGTGGCGACCTGCCACAGCGGGGGCAGGCGGTCACAAACAGGAAGCTTGATCGTAACCGAATCCGACCTACCCATAATATGAGAGATACTCCCGGACACCATTGCGCCCGGGAGCTCCGTGATGGCCCTCCCGGTGCGCTCATATGATATCCACCGAATGCCCGGATCACCCATTGTCCGTAGCCACCCAGTTCACCGCAACCTGTGCGCCCGTCTCCACAAACATGGAGAACTCGGACGATGTCACATTGTAGACTTTCGGAGTGTTCCACCCGACATTTCCCGCCGGAGAGTTAATGGTTGCTACCACAATCGGAGGATTCCTAAAGCGGCCGGGCGGGAACGGCACCACTTTGGTGTACGACCCGGGGCCACCCACCAACACACTACCTGCGGCAATCTGCGGGACCTTGGGCATTTCGTCCGCATAGGCCAGGCGCCTCCACGACGACCCAGTCCACACCAGATAGGACCCCTGCTTGGTGACATAGATAGGTGTCCCAACCCGCAGCGCCGACCCACTCGGGGCATCTGTATTAATGACCGGAATGACCCCGCCAGCAGCTGCCGTATACTCCCTGATGTCCGTGGCAGAAATACCACCAGCGGAACGCACACGCAGCTCGGCAAGAGGGAGCACCCCTGTGGGTAGAGCTGGTGCCTGTGGTGACGGCGATGCCGTACCCTGCACCACAGTGGCAGCGGCCTCATATTTACCGGATGAGTCAGCGGACCCGTCCAAAACTCGGAGGCCCACCACGTCGATACGGTCATATGTAGCGTGCTTGGCCGGGATACTCACGGTATTCGAGGACCCGGAAGAAACCCAATATGACCCATTAGTGCTCAACGCGGGGGTGACCACCGCGCACCCAGCAGATACCACCGCACTGGACCCGGACACGGACACCGCAAAACCGGACGAAACACCCGCCCTGACCGCATTAGTATGCATGTCATGAGTCATGGTATTTCCCACAGCGGCCCGGCGAAAATCCGCGGGCTGAATAGCAACACTATTACCTATAGGAAGGACAGGGTCAAAAGCCATTACACAAGCTCCTTTATCGTAATCACAGCAGTGCTGATTTGATTATACTCCGCCGCCGAGTAACGCATAGTCCAATAACCGTCACCCAGCGACTCCGGCCACTCCCGAATAGACGGAATAGCGGGAACTTCACCCCCGAGGAGAGCCGACCTACGCAGAGGGTCCACAATCAGCTTCTCCCCATACCCAAGTGTGAAACCGTCCCATGTCAGGATATACGACCGCGACACCCCAGTGAACAGCAGAGACGGGGACACCACAGGCCCAGTAATCTCGGCCACAAGCCGGGCCGAGTACGGCACATACACAGTGACTTCGCCCTGAGTGGTCGTAGTGGCCCAGCGCAGCGGAAACACCCACGGAAACACCAGGCCACCGCTCACCTTGTGCAGCCGAAGTTCATGCCTCGCATACCCGCTGGAATCCAACTGCCCGTCAGGCCCCTGCCCGCCCCGGAACCAAGCCGGGTCAGACGCGGTTAGCTGGGTATCCCAATGAAAAATCTTCGCGTCATTGGTGAAGCTGACCTTTAACTCGCCACTACGACGCACCATGATGGACTGCCACCCCGCGGCTGTTCGCACAGAAAGCCAACAATTGCCATTTCGGAGTGTTTTACGGAGCAGCCGGAGAGCCCCCTGGGCATCCGTGGGAGACCCCCCAATGTAGTGCCCAGAAATGCCCCCGGACATGGCCCCGCTATATGGGTCGGTCATCCACACACCGTCCAGCTGAGCTCGCTGCCCTGACGTGTACACGGGCGCAGGAAGTCCCCACATGGATACCTCCGATGTCACCCATTGGCCCCCATCGTTGAGATCCAGCCCGCGAATCACTACGCTCCTGGTCACATCAGCCTCCTAAGCGCCTGAGACACCGCCACAGCCGTCGAGTACGGGTCAACATTATATGTGTTGATTGTAGCGCTACTAGACTGCACTGGGGCAGGCGCCGGGGCCGACCCGGGCCCATCCGGAATGACATTTCTAGCGGTCTCTGCAATGCCAACAGCACGGCTCTCCAAATAGCCCTGCTGGCCTGCGATAGAGTCAGCAAAATCGCGTACGATCGCCTCGCCAGAGTAGGTAACGTATCCCCGGCCGGAGAAGGGCCCCCACTTGGCAGGGGAGAAGGGCCACAAGCCGCGAAGCTTAGACATACCGTCAGAGACCCATCTGGTCAGCTTGTCCCACGAGTTCTGGATACCTCTAAGAAATCCGTTGACAAGGGCCTCGCCAGATCGCAGCAGGAAGCTACCCATGTCCCCCAGAGCCCGCATAATAGCCCCCGGAATACCAGACACGAACTCGACCACATTGTTCCACACGCCCTTGGCGCCTTCGAGGAATTGGCCGGTCCATTTGACCGCACCATCCCACAACTTCGGGCCAAGATCTGCGATAGCCGCGACTATTTTACCGGGCAGCTCCGTGAGCCATTTGACATACCCGAGAAAAGCATCAACCCCAGCCTTAACAAAATTGCCGAACCATTCAGCGGCTTTGAGCCACAGATCCCCAAGGAAGGCCAGACCATCCAAGATCATACCCGGCAGATTACCAATGAACTCACCGAGAAGCTCAAATCCCGCGATAGCGGCATTCGAGAAGTCCTCAGCCCATTTCATCGTGACGATATACTCCACGAAAGCGTTGAACCCGTCAACGATTTTCTGCCACAGACCCGCAAGCCACTCGCCAAACCCAGCGAAGGCCTGCTTGACACCCTCCCAGCCACTGGCCAGCCAGTCCAGACAGGCCCTCCACACGCCATCCAGCCACTGCACCACCGAATCCCAGTTCGTGATGAGCAGATACAGGGCGGCTGCCAAAAGACCAATACCAACCACGATCCACGTAATCGGGTTGGCCAGCATCGCCGCTGTGGCTGCCCAAATAGCGGCTGTCACCTGGTAAATGCCCACGAGCAGCAGGCCTGTCAGGAGTGTCCCCAGTGCGCCAAAAACCCACGTGTTCTGCCTAACCCAATCACACAGGGACTGAAAATGCGGAATCAACTCGGCGACGGTGTCTCCCAGCCACGTGAAAACCTCAGACCCCAAAGGCTCCAGAGCCTCCAGAGCCCGGTTTTTCAGGAGCTGCCACTGCTCGGCAAAATCCATCGTCTCCTCAGCCAAGCCAAGAATGGAGTCGTCCGTTGACCCAATGGATTTCATCATGTCATCCGCGGACAGGGTACCGCTTTTCATGGCCTCTACAAATTGCTGCGCACCCCGGGTACCGAAGATTTTTGACGCCAGGTCTAGGGCAGAGGCCTCATCGCCCTTATTGATGAAGCCTTGCATTTCACCGGTGACACGCTTGAAAGCCTCCTTCGGGTCCTCACCCTTCTTTGCCAGGTTGACAAGGCCCTTGCCAAGAGCTGACATAACAGCACCGGAGTTCAGGCCCGCCTTGTCAAAGGCTCCCACCATTGAGATGGTGTCCTCAAAGCTAAACCCAAGGGTTTTCATCGAAGGGGCAGCCTGCTGAGCCACTTGGGCAAGATCATTCATGCCCACACCAGTGGCCTGGGAGACCCTAAACAGGTTATCCATCGCGGCCGAGACCTCATCACCCTTCAACCCAAAGGCCGAAAAAGCTGCTGTGGTCTTGTTGATGTCGACATCCTGCCCGAGAAGCCGGCCCGCCTCCAGATATTGGGAGGCGACCCTCTCCAGAGTATCTCCGGAAAGGCCTAGACGGGTATTCAGATCAGCCACAGTAGAGCCGATTTTGGAGTACTCCTCAGGGACACTACGGCCGATACGTTTTGCTATATCCACCATACTCTGCAGGGACTCCCCGGAAGCGCCGGTGCCCACGCGAATAGTGTCGTTAACGTCATCAAAGACGCTCCCGACTTCGTAGAGACCCCTACCGAGCCCGGCAAGCATGCCGCCGGCCAGGGCGGGAAGGGCCCAGCCCTTCAGGCCCTCGGCCAGGTGTTCCGATAGTTTCCTGCCACCCTCAGTACCAGCACTATCGGCCGCCCCGCCCACAGCGGCCGATATTTCATCCGTGATCCTCTTTTCGGAGCCCTGCATGGAGGGGACGAGCTGGAAATAGCCGGTCGCCAGCTCAACGCTACCCATTTTCCCACCAATCCTCGAAATCTTCTGGGGCTATTGGGTCCGCCCCGAACTTCTGGGCTGCTTCATCATTATCTCCCGGACGTGGCATTGGTTTCGGCCTACGGGCACTCCTGTCCCCGCTCCGCTGCCAGTTACCGGCATTGAGAAGGTCCACAACGTTGGCCAGCATGTATTCGGTGGCCGTCCACGGGGCGCCCAATACCGCGGCCAAATACGACCCCGGCTCAGCTGTATATATTATTGCTCTGAGGTCGGACCACGTACAGCGATCCGACCCCACATCCCTGAGCCTCAGGCCCCTGCGGACGAGCTCACCCTCCACAGCCACATGGTGAGCCATCACAATCGCCAGGAGCCCTGTTATTCCCCCGCAGAAATCCCCGAGTGCCCGGCCCAGGCCTTCATCAGCTCAGCGGCCTGAGTCTCATCAATCAGATCCAGAATACCAGGAGAGAACCGCTCCAGAAGCCTCACTTGCGCCTCAGCGGCTGCAGCCACATCCTCCGGGTGAGGCTCCTTGCCGCGTTTCTGCGCTTTGGCCAAGGGCTTGGCCACCTCAGCCAGGCCCAAACGTACCCCGATCGGAAGTCGGTTCATATTCGGAAGCTCGCGGATCTTCTTCTCGCCAGGAACCCTGAACCTGAACTTCTCTGACTGGGTGAGATCAACCTTATCAAGCTCAAAAACATCACTCATGCCGAGAACACCCCGTCGTCAAGGAGAATATAAATAGAGTTGCCGTGCTTATCCGGGTAGCAGGACAGAGTGACGGGCCACTTAATAGCATCAGTTGCACTAAACGTAATCGTATCAGTCGAAGTCACTTGGCCATCCGGGACGAAAATAAGAATGCGCGCCTTGCCGTCCTTCATCTTGAAATACCAGGACTTGTGGGGCAATTCATCTGCCTTGATTTTCACAGTAGTACGAGTACCAGTAGACGAAGTTGCCTTGGTAACCTCAACATTCGATTCGCCGGCGAAATTCTTGAGGCTCTGTTCATTGGTCTCCAGCTGCGTCCATTTCAGCTCACCGGAGAACGTTTCAAGAATCTTCTTGACCACCGTCCCGGACCAGTCTTTGATGTCGTTGGTCGAGCGGTCAACAGTAAGCTCAAGGCCATCCTCCGACACATAGCCCGCGTCCACAGCCTCGGAGGGGATGCTATCCCCGGCATGAGTGGGAGCTGTATCCTGGAGTTTTGGCGAGGCCAGGATTGCACCGGTCACTGCCTGGTCCGGCCGACCAGCAAAAATGTTCAGATTATTAACAGCCATTATATTCCTCCTTAAATGGCAATACCGGCCAGATGCAGCCGAATAGCAAATGAATACCGAGAAATACCGGTGTTGGGGTCAGGGTCCGGATACGGGGCCACAACAACCCGGCAATTATGACACGGGTAATTCCCCACATACCCGGAGATAGGGAGCTCCTCCAGCAGCTTCAGGACCTTGGCAGCCAGCTGGAAAGCCTCATAATCATCCTGAGGACTCGTCCCCCAGCACGAAACCGATATCTGATGCACCGACCTTCGTGGGTCCAGAATCTCACCGCCAGTCGAACGGACCACAACACACGGTGTTTTACCAATACGATCAGCCTTACCGGAAGCCCTAATACCGTCTTTGAAGTTCAGGTATCGAATAACCGCAGTCTCGACATCCGGCCGAATAGCCACACTCATGAAAGACTCCCGAAAGCCGTGGTAAGCACCTTGTCAGTTGCCTCCATTTTAGCACCCTTGAAGGTTTTCGGCCGCACCGTAACCCTGGCCCTCCGGGCTCCTTCGTACTCCGAGTACTCGAAATCATCCGGGCCGGCCTGGTTAACCATTTGCTCACCCCACTGGCGAAGCTTGTCTTTCACACCATCGCTCTTACGAATGGCATCAAAAGCCTCATAATGGAATTCGAGCTTTGTCAAACCGCCAGCCATATCAATCAGCCCCAACCAAAAACAGACATGTATGATCCAGAATGGTCCCAGAATCCCACACCTGAGGATGTGCATCCACCCGGTATTTGGGGATCGACTCATCCTCCCAAATACCGTCGTAGACACCCTTGTAGCGGGTCACGACATCCGGTGTCAGAGCTACCACCAAATCCCACCGAAAAACGGACGTCCCCGCCGGGGCCCACACCGTATAGGCCACTTTACCGTCACCCTGATAGGACCCCTCCAGGCCATCCATCAGACCGGGCTGGACAGAGCATCCCGGCACAATCCCGCGGGTTATCACAGCCCCGTACTCCCACTCACCGCGTGGGTTCTGCTGCTTCTCCGGAGCCCCCACGATGATGGTCTGGGTCATGTGAGATACGACACTCATGGCCGCTCACTAAGAGTATACGGGCCCAGCACACGCCGCACCTGCTCACTAACGGCCAGCTGTCCTCCGGCTGTCCCATAGGACGCCGAGATAGATCCCACAGCCTCCTGCGTCCGCCCCAGGGGACTAGCCCACGAGGCCAGGACAATCGAGGCCACAGCAGACGCCACAGCCCCCGGGACCTGTTCGTAGCCATGGGTCATCACGACGGTCACGGCCCCCAGACGGCACGGCAGCTCCCGCCGGGTACGTACCATACCCCGTGGGGACCAGCCATCCAGCTCCCACTCCTCATCGCCCACGGCCACCACAGGCGGTGCGACGAGTCTCAGAGTCGGCAGGATAAGTGTATTACCCCCGTGCGTATCCATGATCACTGCATGTGTCTCAACCCCAGCTATATGCCAGCCGCATACGTCCCTCACCACATCCGAGGCACGCTGAATCCAGCCCGAGAGTCCCGGACTGGATTCAGGCACCCGGCCCAGACTGGCCTCCGCCAGCTGGGCCGGGGTGATAAGGCTACTTGCCACGCGGCTTGTCCTTTTCTCTGACTTCCTCCACCGCATGCTGAGGGGCGACACCCAGACGCTTGGCATCCTCAGGGGACAGCTGAATCGTCACCGGATCGCCATGTAGCAGGACCTCGTAGATATCCATGGCAGCTCACTTAGACAGGTCAATAGCCGCAAAAGCCAGCGGCTGGCGCACAGCCAGAAGTTCACGCATCTCGAGACGGGTGGTCACGATGTCCTTGGTAAAATTGTCCGCATGGCTCGTGGTGGTCTCCACACGCACGCCGCCACGGCGGTAGAGAGTCGCCGCGTCCTTGAAAGCACCGACAAGAGCCGTGTCCGCCCCCATAGCGGGGGTGACCACAGTGGTGAGACCCCACAGGCTCGGGTACAGGATCAGCCCGTCCTGGCCGTACTGGCCGGAGAACATACCGCCACCGTAGTACTGGCCGTTCTGATCCTTTGCCAGGCGCAGCTTCTCATAAGCGGCGGGGGAGACAACCACCGCATCCGCGGTGTAACCAGAGCCACGCCCGACAGCGGAGATACCCCTGAAAATAGCATCTGCCTCGGTGTCAGTCCCCTTGGTAAGAGCCTGAACTCCGGAGGTTTTCAGCACGCCCAGCATATTGGCACCAGAACCGTCACCATTCAGCAGAGCGGATTCCTCGGCGAGCTGAAGCTGATACACGCCACGACCGTTGATTTCTGACACCAGGAAAGCAAAATCCTCCAGCATTTCGTCCGAGTACTGGACGAAGCCACAGATTTTCTTGTAGGGCGAGGTCTTCGCGGTGGGATCTCCCACATGGAACTGTGGCTTTTCCTCACCCTCTGCCTTGAAGCCGACATCGCCTTCTAGGGCACCCTCGACCAGCCACGAGACAGCCGCCGTATCAGTAGTGCCCTGAGAAAACAGATCCGCGACCTGCAGACGACGACGGGCCGTAACCAGACCCGGAATGAACTCAGTCGACCACGGCAGAGCCGATGCCGGGTTCTTCTGAATGTCTGTATTGTCTTTGCGGCCCAGCCACTCGGGAGCGGCCACACTCGCGCCGCGCATACCCTTAATCTGTGCCAGTCGGGGGCCAATGGCCTTGACCACAAACTCACCGAGAGTTCGTGCCGCGGCCTCACCGACATCTGCCTTTTCCTCAGCAACGTCGATACCCTTAATCGAATCCACGATGCTCTTGGATTCCACCAGACTGCTCAGGGTCTCACGGGCCGCCGCCAGCTCCGCAGCCAAGCCCTTGACCTCAGCCACACGGTCACCGAAACCGCCATTCTCGGCCGCCTCGGCAGCAGCCTTCTCAAGCTTCTCGTTCAGGCCCTTGATATGGGCCTGAAGCGCACTAATGTTCACTTTTCCTCCTCAATGCCCAGCAGGGCCATAATTTCGGCCATAGGAACACCCTTCTGGCCACCGTTGTTAGTGATTTCAGGGTCATCCTCATAGGCACTGAGGAGTTCCCCAAGAGCCTCATGGGCCCTTCTAATCAAATCCATATTCTTGGCCGAAATGGCCCGGCCAGCCTTGACCTCTGTAATCAGCGCTTCCTGATTTGCCGGGATAGGCACCACAGAAATCTCGTACAGTTCGAGCTCTCTCAGCTCATACCCAGCCTCGGCGTTCGCACCATCAATGACACTGAAACCGAAGCTCAACGAGTCGAGACGGCCGTCCTTGAGCTGCTCGTATACCAAACGACCGTAGGTACCCCCTGAAAGATCGAGCTGTGCTTTGAAGAACAGGCCGTGGCTGTCTTCACGTAGCTCAATAACCCGGCCAATGTTGGCCCGGGGATCCTCCATGTTGTGGCCATAGAAGACCGAAATAACCTTGCCGGCTTTTTCAATCTTTTCAATAGATTTGCTAAAGGCCCCTTTAGCAACAATGTCACCATATGAATCGACATTGCCGAATACTGAGGCATATCCGCTGATAACCCCTTCTTCAAGGTCAGCGGATTTCACCTGAACATTGAAACACTTGGTCTTCAAGCCCAATTCACCACCACTTCACATTGACAATTCGCAACTTCGGCGGGATCACCAGAAGCGGAATCACCCGGCCACCTAAGCCCATTGGAAAACTCATCATCCAGCGCCACGGTCTCGCCATTAATGGCGGCATGCTCAGCCCTTGGGTTACTGCTGGTAGTAACCCAAGTTTTGGTTGCCGCCCCATTTTGGCGACCGGCCTCCAAGCGGCCCCACGAATAGTCCCACAGGGCCAGGCCCAGCCCGAATTTCAGGGCAGCTTCATCCCCATGATCCGGGGCATCCTCCCAAGCCTCTTCCACGCCCTCGGCACGAGCCTCAAGATAGTCCTCGGTCCTATCTGGGTCATAGTCCCCGCGGCCGTGCTCCCGCACCACACTCCGGCCGGCACGTGACGTAGCGCCGAGACTAATGGATTTCAGCCTCTTGGCTCGACCCTTATCCTTGGTGTCGCCCGAGAGCACACCGCTATACTCCCGGGCGACACCGGCGACCCAATCCGGGATCCCACCCCCGGATTTACTCCGCACCCCGGAGTCGGAGGGTGCGGAATCCTGTGGTGACGCCTGGCCACCGACCAACACATTCAGCGGTGTGACAAGGTCATCCCCGCCATCCACAGCTCTCAGGTTGAGCCGCGCCCTGGCCTCATTCGCACTCATATAGGGACGGCCCACAGCCGACTGGAAAAACTGCGACTGCGCTTCAAAATCGCCCTGCAGTTTCTCAGCCACATTGAACTCCACATAGATGCCTTCCTCGCTCCCCATTATCGGCAGCAGCCAGGCATTAAACGCTGATTCGATCTGCGCAATAAGCGGACCGAGGGTGTCGCCATAAAGCATCTTGCGGAATTCCCGGACATTAGAGTAGTTTGCATTGTCCAGAACACCGACCATTGTTGGGTTCACATGGAATACACTCGCCACCGTGGTGAACGACAGCTGGATACCTTCTATATACTGTTGGTCGGTAGCAGAGTAATCAACACGGTTAAGTGTCATGCCGTCTTCAAGAATGGGCGTGCCACCTGCGTGGGAACCGGACCCGGTATATTTGGCATACCAGTCCTCGCGGAAGCTCTCCCGGGCAGAGTCTGACCATCTGGGCGCCCCGACGGGGCGCTCCAGAACAGCCGACACACGGCCACCACGGGCCCACAGCTGGCGCCGATATTTCATGGCCTGAATCTGCTCTGCCAGAACGTCCCTAAGAGCGTCTAGGGCGGGACTGACACCGGTAACACTGGATGGGCTATAGCCTTCAATAGCTACAATCTTTGAACGATCGACAACAGTGCCGCCAGAATCGCCCCAACCAATACTGTATTCCGAGATTCCCAGGGCGTCCTTTTTATGCGGAGTAACCCACACCGGTGGTACTCTGTATACTTCCCAGCCATCTGACCCCTCATAGGGAAGCATATAAGCACGATCGTACAGCGCCAGGTCCACGACAGCCGCATAAATCAAGTCGTACAGAGTCATCGTGGGGTTGGCCCGACGGGATGAAAGCCACGCCCCCACACCAGTGGTCGTGTCTCGTTCCCTGTCGGTCTCATTTATCCGGCGGTAGGAATGGAGCCCGAGATGGGCTATATTTCGTCCTAGAAAGGCCACGACAGTCCGAAGATGGGGCTGGGTCTTGTACATCTGGGACGCGGTCATTCCGCGGACATGCTGAAGCGCCTCGTCAAGATCATAGGATACCCCCCCAATGTATATGGGGGCTCCACGAGCCCCTAGGCGCCTCTTAAGCCTATCCAGCCAGCCCACTAAATTGACTCCACTCTTCTTCCCCCCTCATATTGTGAGCTAGCTTCATTGTACATCATTTGGACGTACAATGCTGTGACAAGTGCACTGATTCCGTCAATTTTTCCACGAGACCTCTGTTTATCTGGCTTAACATTACCGGCAGCGTCAGTGTAGGGTACTAGGCACGAGACCATCCACCGCAGCACGGGGTCCCCGCGATGGTCGATAAGTGCCGGGTCAGCCATCGTCATGCGCTTCAGCTCCTTCAAAGGGGCTGAAAGCGTCACGGCACCCTGCCGGACCTTCTCCATTACCAAGCCATCTTCCGCGAGCTGATTCGTTAAGTGCGTGGAATTCCATGGATCGAACCCCATGCTGACGATTCTGTACTTCTCAGCGTCCTCCTGAATACGAGCACGGATGAAATCGTAATCCGTAACATTACCTGGGGTTACCGTTATCCACCCCTGCCGTACCCACTCGGTGGCCGCCAGCTCGGTCATGTGGTCCAGCCGGTCCAGAGCAGCCTCGGGGAGCCAGTAGTGACCCCACACCCGTGTAGGACCGCTCTCCTGAGGACACGTGTACATCAGCGCACAGAGGTCCGACACGGCCGCGAGGTCCATCCCCCCATAAATTTCTGCACCAGTCATATCGTCTGGGGTCCAGTCGTCCCTGCCAGCAGCACGATCCCAATCCCTGATTGGAATATATGCCTCTTTTTGATTCGCACGTATACCCAAGTGGAGCCGCTTAAATGTGGACCTGTCGCCCGAACTGGCGCGCGCCTTGTCGGCCTGCGCACGCATGAAATCCGGACTCGGGGTCTCGGGATAAAGCGGATTGGCAGCATCCCACACCGCTTCATCGTAGATGTCAGCGTCATCTGGGGCGGCCCACACCACACCGTACATCCTGGGCGCCGGAAAATCGCCTCTGGCAATCCCCTCGACCATGGACCTACGTTTGTCATACGGGGTATGGATACGGCCCTCATCGGCCGTCGTAATGATCATGGAGAGGGGCTGCAGGCGCGCACCCGAACCTGACTCCAGGGCCTCCAGCAGGGCCCCGTCCTTGTGGACGTGCAGCTCGTCACAGATGGAGGCGTGGGGGTTTGTTCCATGGGCCAGCTCACCACGAGACGACACCACGCGGATGACAGACGACGTCCGTGGCTGCCGGATTTCATTGGTCACCGTTTTCACCCCCGCCTTTCGCAGCAGCGGTGAGTAGGTCGCCAAATCGTGCAGGGGCTGGAAACATGCTTTTGCCTGGTCCCTGGAGGCTGCGCCGATGATAACCTCGGCGCCACCCTCACCATCACCAAAAGCCATCATCATTGCAATGGCACTGGCCAAGGTCGACTTGGCACCTTTACGAGGCATCTCGATAAACGTTTCGCGCCGCAATCTGATCCACCGTTCGGCCAATTCGGACCACACCTGCCAGCCAAATAGTGGCGCGATGATATACGCGACCTGAGTGGCAGCCAGCTCCAGCGGTTTACCCGCCCACCGACCCTTCGTATGTTTCAAGCACCCAATGACCTTCAGGGCCCTATCCACAGCGGCAGGATCAAATCTTACGGGCTGACCATCGACCTCCTCGGGAGGATTCGGAGTGCGCCACAGCGGTGCTTTCGCGCGCCCCCGTATGCCCCTGCTCCTGAGGTACCATTCTACTTCCTCCTCGAGTGGGGCAGACCAATATTTACCTTCCTTCATGCGATGAACGGGTTGAACTCGTCATCATCAGAGCGCTTACCCGTTCTGGTCTTGGGGGTCAGCCTCAGTTCCTTGAGAATGTTCATAGCAGCTGATGAATGGAATCTCATAGTACTCTCTGCGGGGTTCTTGGCCACGCGGTTGTGGGCACCATCATGAACATTCACTGTACCGGCGGCGATCATGTCATTACTAGCTGCTCGGATGATATGCAGATGGCGGATAAGCATCTCCAGCGCCCATGAATCCGCTGGGGTAAGATTCCCCAGGCTTTCCTCAGACAATGTAAGCATAAATTGCTCCCACAGGCTAGCCAAAGTGGGGCTATTCTTTACCATTGCGGGCATTTCAGGGCCGGGAATAGCCTTTTCAATATCCCCATTCCCCGTATCGGTATCTTTTTCTATAAGCCGCATTTAGTTCCTCACTTAATCAAAAATTCATCCATATCAAACACGACATTGCCACGGTTCAGCTTTTCTTTTTCATTTTCGTGATTTTGACCCCCTTACCCTTGTTGCATATGTTTTTCTTTTGTGACAATTCCTGCAAAGCGTTTGAATTGCATTTGTGTCCAATAGATCTTCTATTGTTTTCAAAGCGCTTTTCCCTTTTATGTGGTCAACTTCCGTCCCCACACAACCGCACATTGCACAAAAAGGGTGCTCTGCGATCCACGCGTCACGAACCACTCTCCATGCCCGCCTCCACGCCGATGGAACCCCATCCCATCCAGCGCCACGCCAGCCCATGCGCCGATCCCTCCGGCTCCGACCCACGATGCAGTCACACCATTCCGCTCCCTTGCCAGAGGGTAGCAGACCGTGGCAGTGGGGGCATCGGGTAGGGGGGGTCATCGGCATGGGGGGGTATCCAGACCAGGGAGGGGGTCCTGAGCACCGCCCGCCACCCCATGTCCGGGGGGGCTCTCATCAAGCCACCGGGTGATTTGTTCCAGCAGGCCGATTCTCCTCGGGAAGCACTCCACCACGAGGAGCGGCTCCTCCCCGTCTAGAGCCTTGTACGTTGCGAACCTGGCACCGAGTCTTTCAGCGAACTCCCCCAGTACTGCCTCTTCCTCGACCGACCCACCGTGCAATGAGAACCTCATGGCGTTGCTTCCCCGCCCCCGAACGCCAGGCCATTGACCCAGTCCTCAACCCAGGCCATGTCGCCCGTCCTACCAATTTCCCGGCCATCATTGAAGGCGATGAGCACCGGGTCGCAATCGAGTTCGAGATATCTGAAATCACATCCCTCGATGTCCGTCGCCACATAGGTCGTCACGTACGTTTTCGGATCATGTCGTCCATACAGTACAAACCTCATGGCAGCGCTTCCAATATCTGCCTACGTGTACTAGGTCCCCACTGAGTCACCCGGAGCCTCAACTCGCCGTCAACAATAACATCCATCGTGGGAACGCTTTGAATTCCATCAATGAGCCCGGTGCTCAAGTCAACCTTTGTTAGCTTCACGTCCAATTCCGTGGCCCACACGAGAACCTTGGGCCAGTACCTTCGACACGGCCCGCACCAGTCCGCCCCATAGAACACGAACTCCACCATATGTCCTCCCTAATCATTTCGGGAAATTCCGACAAATCATTGCCGGAGTCCTTCATCCTCACGCGCTCTCTGCCTCACCCGGTCCCGTGATACGAAGCAACCGCCGCACCATTCCCGGCGCAACTAATCCACGACCGGGTATGATGGATGAAATCAATCATACCCGATCTCCGCTGTCGACGGACGCTGTTCCTCCACACCGCTTCCACGATGTACGGGTCACTGGACCGAATAGCCCCTCCTGCCGAACTGGGTACGGGCTTTTGTGCCGTCATCATCATACCACCTGACTCCTGGGCCACGACATGACACATCTGCTCATCATGTCAGCGGATACATGGTACGAACCAATCATCACAAACTCCTGAGCCAGTCCAACCATCCCCTGGAATCCCTGTGCTCACGGGTCTCCCCCACCTCGTAACCGGCCATATGGACCGTCACCCTGTACTCGTCTCCCCCCCTGAAAAACAGATTGGCACCAATGACATCGGCGGCCGACCACAGCGGGATCTCCTCGTCACCATAGACATTGATCAACATTCAGCACCTCCGGAAGGGTTAATCGGGTACACGGGTGACGATCCCGAAGCCGATTCGTTGTCGAACATGACCCCATCATGCCACACCACGGCCCACATGCCAACAAATGGACAATCCAAACTGCTCACTCCCCGCGGCCGGGGTCCTTCGAGGGCGGGGCGGCGCGTCAGCGCCGCCCCCGTC